TCCGTAGACTCTCCAATGAAGAACCCTCGAGAGGCTTCCACGTCTACCAGCGCCTCTCGGACGATCTTCTGCTTCTCTCGGTCGGACTGGACGTCTAGGGCTTCCCAGGTACAGACATACGGAATGCCGACGTGAATCTTGCTGCCAGGGAACGGTAGGGTGACGGAGCCAGCGCTCGCCGCCAAGCCCTCAACGACGTTGCCGTCCACCAGACCAACGAGATCGGTTCGTCCATCCAGCACCGCCGGGGTAGTGACAGAGGAGACTTCAGCGCCTTCGTAGAAGACGCCACAATCCACGCAGTGAGCGTCGGCCACTCCAGGGATCTCTCGAGTGGCGGCTCGTTCGATGCACCTGGCGCCTCCGCGATTGATGACGAAGTAGACCGCGTCTTCGCTGCCCTCGGGGATGGAGCAGACCTGTTCGTACTCACCGTCGGTCTCGTGCTGCGCCCAGGCGTAGAGTTCTTGGTCCCTAGCGTAAGTGAGAGATAGCAGAGCCCCGTCTTCTCTAACAGCCCACACCACCGAGTACGGATCCTCGGCCCAGGCCCACGACACGATGTCGTGATTTCGGAAGAAGTGTTTCGACAGAATGCTCAACTCGTTGCCGGTGTACGAGTCGATGTTCACGTCGAAGTACAGATCGCGAACCACCGTGCCCTTCGCCTGAACGTGAAGAAGAGTATTGCCGATCACCAGCGGATCAAGCCAGCTGGAACCGTGCTCGCTGTGGACCCTGGCGCGAATTGAGAACGGAGACATCGGGTCTCCGTTGGCTGCGCCCTCAACAGTCCACTCCGACGAGTTGGTCATCGTCATCAGATGACGAAGTGAAACCATGCTGCGGATCTGCTCTCGGCGACGAGACGCTAGCTCGAAGAGAACTGAATCCTTTGCTGTGATGACGATGTTGGTGCTGAAGTCTCCGTAGCTGTCAATCCGCGAAGCAGAGAACGATTCCGGGGTCTCGTTGCTGCCCCCGAAAACTCTGCGCTGCTCGAAGATGGCGACAGTTGTCGGATACCGCAGAGGTTCAGCCGCTGCGGTTCCTCGATAGAGCCAGCCGATCGCGGCACCCTCGCCCAGGTAGTACCATCGGACAGAACCGGCGTTGATCCACCCAGTCTGAAATCCTTCATCGCCCGTACCGTAGGGGCCGAAGTAGGGCGATCCAGCTGACGTGTGCGCAGACACGCACACGAATGAAGATCCGAAACTGTTGACCACGTCTCCGACCGAATAGTTGTGTCCGCTGGTCCAAATGTCCAGCGTTCCGTCTGTAATCAGCGTGCTAGCCGTTCCAGTAGGACCACCGGTCGCGCCAGACACGCCGGATCGAATGCACTCGTAGGTGTTCGAGCCGTTGATGACGCGATCGCCCACGTTGTACCGAGTGAAGCCGCGCCAGTTCTCGCTCTTGAACTTGGTGGTAGGATACCTTGGAGAGTCCGTGAAGTCGGGTTCGTACTTGCCATCATCGGCGAAGGTGTATTCGTCATACTTGTCAGTTCCCATGTTGCGAGAGAACTTGGCAGAGACATCGATGTACCCGAACACGCCGTTCCGGCCACGGTAGATCTTGTATCGAATGGCTCCAGCGACGGCGCCAAACCGAAACACGGCAGGCTTGCTGTCGGGAAAGAGACGGACACCGAACGCCTGGTACTGAACAGCCGAGATCGGGCCTACGGCGAAGTTCGGCTGCGAAGGAACAGACTCAGTTCCGTCCGGGTAGACCGCGGACATACACCAGGCCCACTCCTTCACAGGATGCGAGGAGTCGGCCCCGTCCGTCGCCAGAGTCGGGAACGGAGGACGAGGAGGCATCAGCGTCTCGTACTTCTTCCACCGAGTAGTGGCGGAAGGAGGAACAGTCGCGTGCGTTCCAGCCTGAATGTTCCGATAGTGGCCCTCGCCATTGGCGAGGTCAATGTGATAGACGATGTCGCCCACCGAGTAGGCCACCGCCGCGTTCCAGGTGCTGATTCTGGGAGGGGAAAGAACCACCTCCACGAGCGACCAATTCGCGTGACCCGATCTACGCAGCTCTCGAGGCGCGTAGTTGCCGTGGACGATGGTGATTACGTCACCGACCTGGACGTACTTCAGTTTGGAGAGATCTGCTGCCAGGTAGGGTGTGGCGACTTCGTAGATAGTGACCAGTTCCCAGAAGGTGGGAGAAGAGCTGGGCGTGTTTCCCACATTCCCAGCCTGAAGAGACCGGTACACGAGCCCGTCGGTAAGGTACCTAATCTCGGCTCCAGCCGCGTAGGTCGTTCCTACGAGCCACACCAAGTAGTTCGCACCATCCGGCGCGACCGTGCCCTGGGAAGTGTGGAACCTGACGTACTGATCGCCGAACTCGAGGATGTAGTTCTGGTCAGCGATGTCCGCGTAGTTGAATGGAATCAACCGAACCGAACCGTCGTTCTTGGTCCGATTGATGTACTCCGTGCCTGGACGAGAAAGAAGGCCGCCAGCCGGAGATGGGAAGATGTTGGTCAGTTCTCGAGAACCGGCTGTGTAGGTCTTGAGATCCGTCCTTCCCCAGAGCCGGGGGTCGAACTCGCCCGCGCCGAAGTTGGTTTGCCGGATACCAGCCATCATTCCCTCGAGCGAAGCGTGGTAGACTCAGGAACGTACGAGCGTAGAAGCCTCTGGCTCTCGCTGCTGCCGTGAGACTGACCGACGGCATGATCGTACGACTCAGCCAGCGAAGCTGCCAGATTGACGTCCTTCTTGAGGCTCAGAGCGAGTGACGCAGCCAGCCCCATGACGACGGCCTGTGTGAAGAGCGCGGGCCACTTCGTGACGTCGGTGACGCGTCGGACGTAGAGGATCTCAGCCGACTCGACGTTGGTGAGCAGAACTCGCCCAGAGTCGTCCGAGGCCATCTCGATGTCGTACTCCTCACGCATATCCCAGGGAATGAACCTACCGAGTTCACTGGTGAATCCTAGGAGCGTGATGTAGTCTGCTGCAAGAGCGTAGGTGTAGAGCCAGCCGGTTCGAACCTCTGCCAGGAGCCCGGGCTGAACTCGCTTGACTGCGAACTGCGGCTTCGCTAGCTCGAACGTCACATCCCGCACTTGCGGGTATTCGACGGAGCAGACGAGCGCTTCAGTTGTGTTGTCGTTGAAGCTGTTGAAGAAGGCGGTATTGCCGATCTTCGCCTGGGCCAGCTTGCAGATGTCCACTTCACTCGCGGCCATGCTGACCTCAGGGAAGAGGGGGCCCCGAAGGGCCCCCTCAGGTTTGCTACCAGCCGGCTAGACGAAGGTGTTCGGAGAGTCGGTGGTGGTCCAGACCAGACCGCCGGTGATGGTACCAGCGGTGACCGCCGTGGTGGTGATCGTCAGCCGCAGACCGAGATACCGCTGACGGCCCAGCGGAACGCTGAACACGGGCGGGAAGCGGAAGCGGTAGCCCGAGACGCCCACGCTGGCCGAGATCGTCAGCGCACCCGTGGTCGCCAGGACCAGGAGGCTGGTCGTGATGTCCGTGCCCGCGGAGGTATCGCCGGTCACGAGCTCGAGGGTGATCGACCCAGAGGCCTGGGCGATCGTGGTGCCGACCTGCACGAAGACCTCGGGATGGTTGCCCGCCCAGACGTCGCGAAGGTTGGTGAGAGGACCACCGGTCGGAGGAGTCGGGACGACGCCCGCGCCCCAGAGATCGATGATGTCGCCGAAGAAGGTCGCAGCCTGGGTCGCCCCAGTCGGCACGGCCTTGTTCAGGCAGAAGGACATTTCCTTGTCGAGGATCATGGTCAGTTCCTTTCTGGCCGCTTAGACGACGCGGTTCTCGGCGTTGGTGAGAGCGTCCGTCTCGCGGACCGGGATGCCGAGGACGAAGGTCACCGGCTTGCCAGCCACCATCTCGAGGGAGAGGGTGGAGTTCTTCACGGCGTTCATGGCCTGGATGTGGAGCCAGGTCCCGATCGTCCGGTTGCAGTACCACGCCGCACGACCCTCGTTGATGTCGTTGATCTGGTGGTACGCCTTGATCATGTTGAGGAGCAGGTCCGAGCCCGTGGCCGCGTCCTTCACCAGAGCCGCCGAGTTGATGTTGGCGATCCGGCAGATGTAGCGAGCGTCCTTGACCACCAGGCCGATCTTCCACATCCACTGAGTGACGTAGGCGATGAACTTCTTGCCCGTGCCCGAGCCGTCGTCCCAGATCTGCTCGCCCATGTCCTTCGGCGAGAGACCGCCGTTGGAGCCCTTGGGGTAGATGCCGTAGACGGTGTTCTCGCCCCAGCACACGAGCCAGATCGAGGTGAGCGTGGCGTTCGCAGCGCCGTTCAGGGCGTCGAACACCTGCTGGCTCCACGTGCCCGAGAGGGCGTCCAGCCGAGGGGTCAGCCCGTTGAACTTCTCGGGAGCCGTCTTGGTGGTGTGGTAGAAGATGCCCGTGCTCACTTCGTTGTTGAACGCCTGGAGGAACGCCATGTCCTCCGACGCCCGGAACGCAGCCTCGTTGCCGTTGAGCTTCGCGACCTCGACGTCCACCACGGACATGCCCGAGAGCATACCGCAGGACTCGTCGTACTGGTCGGTCTGGCTCTTGCTCGCGGCCACGCCCTCATTCAGACGCCGCCAGGCAACGCCCGGGAGCCCCGTCCGAGTGGTGACTCGCTCACCGGTCTCGAGGTTGCCCATCTTGAAGACGGCATCCTGGAGCACGGGGTTCTTCTTCGTCAGCGCCTCGACCACCTTCGCGATCGAGCCGTTGGGATCCGTCCGCTTGATCTGATCAAGCAGGGTCGGAAGGGTGTTGCCAACGAGAGCCATTGGTAAATCCTTTCGCCGTTACTTCGAGAACATCTGAGGGGTCTTGTCGTACAGACCCCTGTAGAAAGCATCGTCGTCGTTCGCCGGGGTGGACGGCGGCTTTTCATCCAGCGCAGCGGAGTCGTCCTTCATCGTCAGACCCACCTTGTGGAGGAACTTGACCAGGGGAGGCCAGTTGCCGAGACCCGCAGCATCGACTTCCTTTCGGAACTCGTCGCCGCCGAACTTCTGGACTGCCTTCTGAACCGTCTGGGACGTCTCCGCCAGCCTGGAGCCCCCCAGATCCTTGTCGCTCTCGATGGACTTGTACCACTCGTCCTGAGTCTTCGCCGCATTCTCGGAGAATTCCTTCTCCATGCGCTGAACGAAGCTGAGATGCAGATCAGCGAGCTTCTGAGCACCATCGCTCTTCAGCCCGAGTTCCTTGGCAATGCCCTGAAACTCGCCCATGAACTTCTCGTCCACCTTGACGCCTTCGGGAAGCTTAATCTGGATGTCCTCAGGCTTGGGGGTGGTCTCCGCCGCCTTTGGCTCCTGCTCGCCCTTCTGCGCCTCACCCACCAGAGACTTTCCAGCCTCTGGCTTCTTCTCTGCGGCCTTCGGTGCAACCTCCCCCGCAGGCTTCTCAGCGGGCGGGGTAGATGTGGAGGTATCCGATCCTGGGACGTATCCCGGAGTCGTTTCACTGGTCGTCTGGGCCGTCGCTTCCGCCATGTGCTGCCTCCTTGATTCGCTTCATCTTTCGGGTGAGTTCAGCTGCTTCAGTGACCGCTTCGCTGAGCATCAGGAGGTAGAGCTCGGGAACCAGCTCCTGCATCTCCCGCATCAGCGTCAGTCCTACGTCGCGCCGACCCTCCCGGAAATTCGTGCCTTCATTGACGCCAGTATAGCTCAGCGACTCGGCGCCTGCAACCTCGAAGACAACGCGGTACATCACTCTACGACCGGGTCCTGTGCCGAGAACAGCTGAGAGGTCGGATACCTTCTGGACGTCCCTCAACTTCTCGATCTTCTTCATCTCCTCTTGCGACTCAAGATTTCCAGCTGGGCCTGACATGGATCTCCTAGTTCATCGGCATACCGCCGGGCGGACCGAATCCGGCCTGCGCTGCTCCGGCCTGACCACCCATCATCTGGGCGAGCTCGGCCAGCTTGTCGGTGTCCACGGCCGAGGCATCCTTGAGGCCCTTGGCACCCTGGATCATCGCGTCGCCCTGCTGAGCTGCCTGCTCCTGCTCCGCACGAGCAGCGCGGATCTCGTTGACCTCGTCCTCGCCGATCACGAAGTCGGGGTTGACGCCGAGGGTAGCGGCCATGTCCTCGACGATCGAGTCCACGTTCAGCTTGTCCAGAGCCTCTGGCTTGGCCTGCGAGAAGCCCAGCACGAAGGACACGAACCGCTCGGTGCTCGAGACGTTCACTAGCCGCTGCGCCTGAGCCATGACCGAGATGTACTCAATCCCCAGGATCGAACCGGCCAGCTCGTCGGGCGGAGGCTCCTGGAGGTTCAGATCGTCCACGCGGTCGAAGACGTAGTCGATGAACGGGTCAAGGAGCTCGTCCTCAGCGCGCTCGACCACGGGTCCGAGCTGGAGCATCTTCTCCTCGTGGCGCTCGGCGATCTCTCGAGCGGTCCGGGGCTGCGTCCGATCATCGTTGGTGATCTGCAGCCAGAGATCTGCGTAGAAGCCCTTCGCCACCCGGTTCTCAACAGCGCCGATCAGCTCGTTCAGCGCCGAGAGCCCCTGCGGAGCAACGACCTGAATAGGCTCGATACGCTGACCTTGAGCAGAGCGAGGTACGAGAACATGATCACCTGGCACCAGCGAGATCCGCTGGTTTCGCATATCTTCGGGAACGGCGAGGGTCGGGTCGGCGAGCTTGTCGGTCAGCTTCGCCTTGTTCTTCTCGAGGTGCTGAAGCTCCTTGCAATCACCGAGCGCATCCATCCCGGGGCAGAAGCCGTAGACGTCGGAAACCGAGTTCGTGAGAGCCCACCGAGGGGCCAGAACAGGGAATCGGTCGTACCCGGCCTTTCGAAGAAACTTGTCGCTGTTCTCGGAGGCCTTTTCGAACCAGTAGGAGGCGTACTTCTTCGACCCAAGCTGATTGGGGACGTAGTCTTCATTCGGGCACACGAAGTGGACGACGCGAATGAGCTGCTCATAGATTCCCTTGTCGTAGGCGTTCTGGACGTTGGCCGAGCAGTTCTTCAGACCGAACTTCTGCACGAGCTGCCGAACCGTGAACGGGACATCCCGTGCGAAAGTGTCGATCTCGCCACGAGAGTTCGACGCCAGGACGTACTCGCCGATCGCCTGGGGATACAGCCGAATCAGGGACTTCTGGTCCTCCTCGAGGAAGGTGGCGTGGGTTCCGAACGCCAGGAGGTCGGGGTAGACCGCTCCGGACAGAGTGTTGTAGGCGTTCGACTTGGCGATGATGCTAGTCATCAGCATCTCGCGTCGGTACAGCCACGCCTTGACGTTGTTCTTCTTGAGGATATCCGGGTCTGGGTGGGTCAGCCGGAACCACTGACGGGCGGGGGAGGTGAGCCCTGCCATCATGCCTGCCGCTGCGACCCTCATGGCAATGAGGGGAGTGTTGTTGACGATCTTCTGGTTGCGCTTCTCGCCCTTGCCGTCGTTCTCGTAGAACCGAGCCCGCCGGGGCTGCATCTGCTCGCTGATCTCCTGCCAATGCGAGCGCCAGGTGCTCTGGTCGCTGTACATCCCAGCGTACCGAGTCTGTAGGCGGTTCTTGAGAGGGTCTTGCACTTAGCCTCCGGTGACGATCGACTTGCTCATCACGGGGATGTTCGTCTGGTCGCCCATCGGCCCGGTGATGAACGAGTTCCGTCGGCTGCCAGAGCCGGTCTTGAACTGCTCTCGCCGACGGGCGTCCTGGACGGCCTTGTCGGTGATGTCGGGCGGAGGGGGCGGACCAGTCTGCTTCCGGAACACATCGCTCATGAAAGCCGACCCAGTGGTCTTTCCGTGCCAGAGGCCGGTCCAATTTCCCAGCTTTCCGATGTTCGGCTTCCCCATCGTTCCTCGGCTCGGCGCGATTAATCGCGCCCGTAGATGTCGTACTCAGTCACGGTCTTACCACGTCCACGGTCCCCTGAAAAGGGGAGCCTCATCTCATGCTCGTAGTAGGGAATCCTGGGCGCGACGGCCAGGCTCGCGAAGGTCAGCGCGAAGGCGTCCGAGGTGTCGGGACTCCGCTGAATCAGCACCTTGACCTCGTCCTTGGGGGCCAGGACCATGACTCCCTTCGGGTTGTAGTCAAACTCGTGCGCGCACATCTCCTGGAAGAGCTCCGGGTGATGCGGCAGCTTGCCTCCACCCGACTTTACCCACTCGGCCGCGCGCACGTACATCTCCGTGCGTCGGTTGACAAACTGAAGCGGGTCCTGCGCCTTCTCACCGAAGTTGACAGGAAGCACCTTGTCCCCGTGGCCGAGGAATACGATGTGATCGTAGATCCCGACCCCTTGGCCGGTGATGTCCACGAAGCACATATCCGTCTTCTCCTTGAGAATCTCCTTGAGTACCTGCTCGGCGAGGTCGGTGGTCGAGAGATTGCGGAACTCGTGCGGGCGGAACGCCAGGCGCCCCTGACGTCGCATGAGAACAGCGGCGTCATCCCCGAACCGCGCAGGGTCCACTCCCATGACGTGAGCGTGCGGCTTCCAGGCCACGTCCTCGAGGTGAAGTGCCGCGGAGGCCTGGCACTGATCCGGGCCAATGAGCTTGTTCCAGCCTGCGGGCGGGAAGCGGCCGAAGACGTTGATGAGGACCCAGGGGTTGTCCTTGCCCAGAGCAGCGATCTTCTCTCGAGCCCACTCTAGCTTGATCCGCTTCGCCCGCTTGGGGTCGTCCGGGTCCCCTGTGATCTCGATGACCTTCCAGAGGTGTCGCTGAGAGGTACAAGCCTCGTAAAGCGGTCCCGAGGTCTGCGTCGGGTTTCCCGCCATGAGAACGCGGTTCCACTTGCCTGTCGAGAGGGACGCGTCTGCGGCCTCGGTGACAGACGAAGGAATATCGCCAGCCTCATCAATGCAGACGAGAGTGTGTTCAGCGTGGAGCCCCGCGAGCGTGTTGCTCTGCTGAGTCTTGTCGGCGGACTTGGACCATTGGCGGGCCGAGATGAACCAAGTCTCCGGCGCCTCCTTGGCGAAGAAGCGCTCAGCTTGCCAGACGAACATCTCCTTCAGGAACTCGGACTTGTTCTGCCAGGTCGCGATCTCAGCCCAGAGGTTGTCTCGAAGGTTCTCCCCCGTGATCGAGATGGCGTATCCCTTGAGATAGGGGAAGCACGTCATCGCCCAGAGGATGCCCCAGGCCATCGCGCACGACTTGCCCGGTCCTTTGCAGGCTTTCGCGACGGTGCGACCGTTATCCCGAAGGGAATAGAGGTACTCGATCTGCCAGTCGTCGGGCTCGGCGCCAAGGACTTCGCGCACGAAGAGGACTGGGTCTTTCCTCCACCGCTTCAAGTTCTTAATCGCTTGGGCCGAGTAGTCCATCACCCCCAACCTAGCACCGAGCACCCCGTGCTGACCACCCGGGGCTCAGCTCCCAGGATTAAGAATCAAAGTCCGAATTTGAGAAAATTATTACGAGGGGTCCCGGGGGGTTCGTCGTCGTCGCTCAAAACCCCGGGTACGCCCCCCTTGGGTCTGGGTTCGAGTCACCCCACCCCCGGCGGGGTGGGTGCTCAGGCACCTGCCCCAAACGGGTACACGCCTACCCGGGGTGGGTGCGTCGGCACCCAGCCCCAAGCGGGTTTGCACCCTGTTGGGGCTGTACCCGCTTGGGGGCTACAAATACCCGTTTGGGGTGCTTAAATTGGTGCCAGGTGAGTAGTGCTAGGCATTTCGCCTAGCCGCCCTTTCGAGGTAGTCATGGCCATCGTCGAAACCAGCAACACCGTCGAGTCCCCCAAGGCCCGCTCCGCTCGCCAGCAGCAGCTCGTCGACCTCAGGGCCAGCAGCCCGGCCAAGCTCGTGCTCATGTCCTCGGTCCTCGAGTCCATGGTCACCGGCCAGGCCGGGCCCGGGGCCAAGAAGACCGGGTCCAAGGCCCGCACCTGCAACGACCAGTACCGGGTCGGCCTCACCGTACAGGCCATCATCGAGGCGTGCCCCGTCGAGCTCCGCAAGTACGCCAAGGCGTGCATCATCTGGGATTTCCAGCACGGCTGGGTCGAGCTGTCGGGCCTCGCCGTCCAGGGCCCCGTGGCCCCGGTCGAGTCCAAGTAGCTAACCCGTAGGGGGTGGGTGCTTCGGCACCCACCCCCACAGTAGTCGGCCCTGGGCGTTCAGTCGCCCAGGGCTTTCTTTTGTCTTTCCTCGGGATCGGGGCCAAGCTCTTCGAGCCCCTCTTCGGCCTGATCACCGATCATTGCATCAACGACCTGATCGTCGTCATCCATCGCTGCTCTCGCGAGCATCTCGGCCAGGCCCATCTTCATCTCGATCTTCTTGACGACTGGTCCGCAGACCTCGTCACGGATCATTCCAGCAGCCTTGAGGACGTTCGTCGCGTGGATCGGGTCGACTTGCTCGTTCATGACATCGACGATTCTGACGAATGCGTAGTCCGCGACCTCGGCCAGAGCCCTGGGCGCGTCGGGCGGAACTCGGTGTCGCAGCATACCGAGCGCTCGGTACTCGGGACCCGGTAGGCGAGGATACTCCTTGGCGGTCGCCTCACGCACTCCGCTGATCTTCGGAGGACGTCCTGCACCTGGCCTCGTTCCACCTCTAGGCATGATTTGGGCCTGTATGATTTATTTCAAACGAAGCACACGGCACTCCGCGCTCGGGTCGCGGCTACCCAAGACCCTACATCCCCCGAGCCCTGAGCGGCAAGTTTTTCGTCTTCTGTTGGGCAAGTTCTTCGTCTTCGGTGGGGTGGGTGAAGATGGAACGCGGCGCGAGCTTGGTGTTGGATGTTACAGACGTGTTACAGACAAGTTACAGACGTCTGTAACTATCATAAGTTACTGGAGTTACTTAATCTTTTTCTCTTTAGTTACAGAGTTACAGAGAAAGTCAATATTAAGG